GCAATAGCCTAAGCCAGTATCCAGCGTCAATCACTGCTTTGAACTTTTCAATGTTGGTTTCCTTCCAGTGATGAAGGGTCCAGTCTCCCTTTACTTCGATGATCATACGGTCAATCATAAGGTCTGGATAGTAACGCCTCTTCGTTCCGTCCACATTGATGTAGTCAAAGTTTTTTACATCTACTCCTACTTTGATGTCATCCTCCTCTATCGGACGATTCAAGTATTTGTCTTCTTTCTGATCCAATAGGTAGTCGACTGCTTGAGGTTCATAACCCTGAAGAGTAAGAACTCTACCAGATATAGGTAGGATGTGTTCTTTCCTGCGGCGGATAGAGGACATGATCTTTTGAAAAATCACAGGGTCCTTTGATGGGTTGGTCACTCCATACTTTTCCATACAGGTTTTTATTGATTTCTTTAGTTTACAATTCTTTGCACACTTCTTACCTTTCTCAATGTCCGATAGAGGTCTACTATCAACTTCTCCACAAACGCATAGGATAGAGAGATGCATTTTGTTATTCTTATATTCTTCCGGTTTTGTCAATAGAGTCAGCCCCATCTTTTCCACTCTAGATTTTATATTATCATAGTCTAGCTTGGTATGTTCTTTTTCACAGTTTCCACAGCGACCTTTGTTTAGACGAACTAGGTTCCCGATGAAGCTATTATTCTTTTCTCCACACTTACAGCATTGATAGACAATCTTGCGACTAGAAAGGTCAATCTCTATTACATCGTGGCCGGTTCGTTCTTTAATTTTTTTAATATGAGTATCTATCTTTTGTTTTTTCTCTTCTTCATCTTGACAAGGAAAACAAAAGGTATCCATAGGAGTATTGGTTCTGGTAAATTTTCTTCTCTTGTTGTTGAAGGAGTCTAGCGTCATACTAAAGGTATGACTCTTTGGACATTGGATCAAGATTTCCTTTTTCGCCAAAGACGAGTATTCGTCCTGTGACGTAAGCACCTTGAAAGAGTGAGGTTCTAGAAAAGATGTGATGTTTTCGTAGTGATTTGTCATTTGTTGTTGTAGTTGTCTCAGTTGGATAAAAATGTAAAATCATTTTTATCTTACCTTATGATCTCTTTCTTTCACAATAACCACAATGGCCTTTGTTCTGGCTCGTTAGATTCTGAATGTAACTATGGTTGATCTCATTGCAGTTACAGCACTTGTAAACAATTTTTCGAGAGGTAATATCAATCTCTAAGACCTCGTGTCCTGTACGTTCTTTAATTGTTTTAATGTGTTTCTGTGTGGATTCAATTCTATCCTTTGCGTCATAGCACTTGAAACAAAAGGAATCCATTGGGAGATCTTTCTTAGTGAACTCTCTCTTTTTATTATTGAAAGAGTCTGATGTCATGGTAAAGCTATGATCACATGGACACTTGATTGTGATCATCTTTTTCTCCATCGATGCATATTCATCCTCTGTAGTCATTACCTTGAAGGCATGAGGCTCTAGGTAGGCTGTAATGTTTTTGTATTGACGCGACATAGTTTTGAAGGAGACCTAATTGGAGAAAATAAAAATCAATTTTTACAGCTCTGTAAAAATTCGTGCTTGAAAAATAAGAACTTGAAAAAAATGTCGCACATTTCGTTCTTGACCTGTGCTTTACAAGACTGGGAAGCCAAGCGCACCGCCGGCAATACGAACGAGGTTAGCATTCACAGCGACCAGGACGAACGAGAAGGCCTGCTTGACACCCTGACCGGCGGCAACCTCAGCGGCTGAACCAGGGGCGGCGAGAGAGCCGGCTACAGCGCCACCAGCAGCGGCCTCAGCAGATGGCTGGAACTCGACGCCGACGTTGGTCAGCTTGCCGTAGTTGGTAGAACCGTGTGGGTTGACATCCATCAGGTCTAGCGAGTACGAGTACAGGTGGTAACCGACCTCCTCTGGGATGGCTGGGGCGCGGTACCATGGCTGGATGAGCGAGAAGTAGTCGACTGGCATGTTCGACAGACGCTGGGTGTTCTCGTAGTACAGAGAGACCTGAGCCAAAGCGTCCGAGGCAGCCGATGGGGCAAAGTTGACACCAGCAGCCTGAGGAACGGGGGAGGCAGACGAGTAGTTAGCCCACTCGGCCTTGTTGGTGGTGTTCTGCAGGGCGAACATGAGAGCCTTGACCGAGTGCGAAAAGTGGATGTCGATGCGGGTAGACGAGCGAGTGGGGTCGACCGACTGTGGATTGTTGGTCTGGACCTGCTCGATCAGGATGTCACGAGGAGCCTGACCCATCAACTTGCGCTCATCGTTCGAGACGAGAGCGTACTCAGCCCATACCTGGACGTTCGACAACTGAACGTTGGCGTTGTTGAGGTCCGATGGGGAGGCGTAGGTCGAAACACCACCTGAGCCGGCGCCGCCAGTGATGGGGGCGACGTTGTCGACGATGAGCAACTCGGTCCAGTCACGGAAGTTGAAGCGCAACTTCATCTCGTTGTAGGGCAGGGCAGCGGTGGGTAGAGCGACACCAGTGTCACGAGTGTGGCAGTAAGGCAGAGGCAGCATCAAGGTGGCAGCTGGGATGACTAGACCGTTGTTGGGAGCGCCTGGGGCGTTGGAGTAGTTGTTCAACAGAGAGATGTTACCAATCATGTTGTTGTAACCAACACGCTTAGACGAGGTGACGGTGAAGGCCGACCAGAAGTCTAGGAAGTAGTCGTCAAAACGCATCTCAACCAAGTCGTTAAAGGTAACGGCAGTCTCCTTTAGCAAGTGGTGAGCCAAGTTGCGCGACCAACGGATACGAGAGTTGGCACCAAAGCGAGCGGTAGCAGTGTTGACCGATACCGATGGGATGGTGACACGTAGCCAGTTGAACAAGAGGTAGTCACCAGCACGAGAGATGTTGGCATCCCACTGAACACCAAACTGAGGAGTCTGGTTTAGGGTCAAAGTGGTTGGGACGACAGTGAACCAGGTCGACTTGGTCACACGGCGAACAAAGTATGAAACCGACTTGGCACCGCCATACATGTACTTCTCTGGCTCGTCGAACGTGGCCAAATCGATAAAGCCAGAAGTTAGAGTGTTAGAAGAGGTCGTTGATGACATTTTGATTGTGTTTACACTATACAAAGATTTAAATAATTTTATAGAAAAATTTTATATGCTCTCGTCGACTATATAAAAATGATTTCCAAAATCTGAACGGGACCTCCCGTCATAAAACATGAAGACCTGCACCCGATGCAAGATTGAGAAACCAGAGACTGACTTTCGTGGTAAAAACAAGACCTGCATCTCTCGCGGAGAACGTTTCAAGTGTCCTCATAAGAAACAAAAGTATACCTGTCAAGAATGCTCTCCCCACCTCTTCTGTTCTGACCATGGAAAGAAAGTTCTAAAGACTTGCTGTACAACCTGCTCTCCCCACCTCTTCTGCCATGATAAGAAACATGGACATGGAGAGTGTCGTCCGAAGAACAAGTGTCCTGATTGCAATCCAGCAGTCAAATGTGAGCACGGTAATGTCAAGTACTACTGCCAGACCTGTGGTAAGAAAAAATGTCCAAATCATCCAGACAAGTACTACTACACCTGCAAAGAATGCAAGGGAGGAGCTTTCTGTGAGGAACATCCAGATCAGTGGAAGAGCACCTGTAAGTTCTGTGAAGAAGTAAGCGGTCGCTGTAAGGAACATAATAGAATCAAGAAAAACTGTATAGAATGCGGAGGATGCAACACATGCGAACATGGTCTTCTTCGCTATACCTGCAAAGAATGCAAAGGTACTGGTATCTGCGAGCACAATCGACAAAAGGCGAATTGTGCTACCTGTCGTACAGGAAGCGCCTTCTGTGAACATGACGTATACCGGTCAAGATGCATTAAATGCACTCCATCCGTCGCTTGCCAATCCTGTAAGTATGTCTATGTAAACCCTCAGTCCAGAAGCAAGCCCTACTGCTTTGCCTGCTTCTGTGTTCTTCATCCAGATGTAGAACTGCCAAAGAAGTTCAAGATCAAAGAAAATCACGTGAGAGACTATCTGAAAGAGGAGTTCAAGGAGGATATTACGATGATCTTTGACAAGAAGGTAGCAGATGGCTGTTCTCGACGCCGCCCGGATGTGCGGATTGAGTTTGGTACGCATACGGTGATTGTAGAATGCGACGAGGACCAACACAAGGGTTATGACTGTGAAAACAAGAGAATGATGGAGATCTTCCAGGACTGTGGCAGCCGTCCGATTGTGTTCATTCGATTCAACCCGGACCAGTATGAAAAGGAAGGTAAAAAGTTCAAGGGATGCTTTACTCTGTCAGAGACGACTGGACTCAAGGTAGACAAAGAAGAGTTCAGACGTCGTATGAAGAGGGTAGTAGAAAAGATTGAAGAGCTTCGTGTAGACATTCCGAAGAAAGAGGTAACAGTAGAGCAATTATTTTATAGTTCTTGATTATAGTAATTAAGAACGTTTATCATCTTTCTCTTTCTTCAAGCATGACGCTTTAGTAAAATTAAATAAATATTATCTATGACATTTTATAAATGCAAAGTCCTACACTTTTGCTTCTTATCCTCTTATGGATTATATCGTTAAAGACTAAGTATGCTGGCTTGACTAGTTTTATCGTCTTTGTTTGTATGGCTATCAACTGTGTAAACATATTTCGTATCTACCCCTTCCGAGAACAGATAGAACAATTCGTAGATCCATCATGTATCAAGGTTGGGGATGTGATTAGTACGCATCAATACCTCCTGCACGAGCCAAATTTGCTCCTGTTCCGATTAGCTTATACAGCGATTACCGGGGACTTGTTCTTTCATACTGTACTAGTAGTAAACTACAACAATCAAAAGTATGTTGCACATGCGAATTGGCATAAACTAGAGCTATTAAGATCTAATTTATCAGAGGTACAGAATGTTGGCCAAAACGGATCAATGTTCATTCTCTTAGAACCACTTGAATCTTTTCTAAAGGCAGAGAAGGCACAGGGCAGTGTCATGCGAATCACTTCCACTGGTAAGAACGTTGATTTTAATCAAGATATTGTTAACTCCATAGTAAAACTACCTAGCGATATTCCTACAAATTGCTGCTGTTTTGTCGCAAGATATCTGGAAAATTATGGTATAGTAAAGAATACGTCATTCGTTCCAGATAGCCTCTATTTTTTACCTAAATATTTTTATAATAAGTTTGGTAACGTAAGATATTTTAAACTGTAATCATTAATCAAGTATGCGCGTGGCTGATCTCATTCTCATCATCTTTTTATGGATCTTGTCATTCAAGACTCGCTATAGCCACGTCTTTACCATTCTCTTGTTTCTTATTCTCGTCTCTAACGTCATCGCCTCTCTCTCCTACTCCTCTATACGCTCTTATCGACGTGGAGACATTAGACCTGGAGACATCATCAGCACCTATCAAAACCGTCCACCCGGCTCCCACATCATGTTCTTCCGAGCCATAGCAACGATTACCACAGGAGAGTCTTACTTTCATACGGCGCTCGCTGTTCTCTATAAAGGCAAAACCTTCATTCTCAATCCATGTTACCAATTTGAATCCTATCGAAAAGATACTCCCTATAAGAAGCAGATCGAGATCGTCTCGCGCTCTGCGAATTGGTGCTTCTTCTTAGAACCACTTGAATCTTTTCTCTACTCGGAGAGAAAGGCGATGAGCTACTTACGTATCAATCGAATCGGCAAGGAGCTAGTCTTTAAACAAAGACTTGTAGAACGTATCGATAAGGATAGTCTATACCATTGCTGCTGTTTGATTGGTAAGTATCTCGAGGGAGAGGGCCTTGTCAGTAACATAAGTGCTTTAGCAGATGTATTGTACTATACACCGAATTTCTTCTCGAACACATTTAGCACGACGAAAGAAGTAAAATTATTTTAAGCTACTTTTTAAAAATTATTTTTAAAAAGTCCATATTTTAAAGATGGATGTCAAGATTTTATTGCTAGTCCTAGCGATAATTGTTATTGTATGTATTAAAATATCTCCATCACCCGCCTGTATCAACAACTTCAAGTACTTTTATAACCCCACTCCAATGGATCAGATCGCCATTCAAAGCAGCCCACCGATGTACGCGTCAACGTCACAACAATTGATACCCAAGAGAATTATTCAGACGGCAGGCTCCAACCTCTTAGACATGAACATCTATCATACCTGTAACCAGAACAAGTACATGAATCCCGACTACGAGTACATCTTCTTTGACAACAAGTCCTGCGTATCCTTTATCCAAGAACACTTTCCAGAGTACGTGGCAGACTTTAACAGTATCATTCCTGGTGCTTACAAGGCAGACTTGTTCCGCTACCTCGTACTCTACCAGCTCGGAGGCGTCTACATTGACTGTAAGTCCGCAGTCGTAGAACCGCTCTCGGAACTCGTCTCTCCGACCGATCGTCTCATTCTGGTACAAGATATGGAGAAGAGTCACATCTATAATGGATTAATTGCCTCTGTTCCACGTCATAAAGTCATCAAAGCCTACATCGACAAGTACATTGAAAATATTCGAGGAAAACGATACGGTGAAAACAGCTTTGACATCGGTGGTCCCTGTATGTGCGGAGAAGTCCTTAATCTCCTCAGAGGAAAGTCAAGAGGTACTCCGATCGAGCTAGGCAAACACGACATAGGAGGAGATACAGTCACAGTAAACACAGTCGTCGACTTTAGTGGAAAGACGAGCGTCATTAGAAGACAGGACGGTAAGATCCTCTTCAATCGAGCTCCTTCCAACTACTTTCTACGCAAACTAAAAGAAATGGTTACGCTAAAAGAATACGGAGTAAGATGGATTTTAAGAAAAGTATACAACTAGTAAAATATTTCCTATATATAAAATGACCAAATGGTTATTCATCTTCCTCCTTGTCATTATTCTAATATTGTACTCTGACAAGACCGCAAGAGGATTTTATAAATACTTTTATAACCCTATCAAAGACCGAGCAGTCATTAAAAATAGTCCCGCGTTGTTATCTTCTGGGCAGCAGATCATTCCAAAGCGAATTATACAGACCGCCGAGTCCGATTCGATGGACATCGACCTCTACCATACCTGTAACCAGAACAAGTACATGAATCCCGACTACGAGTATCTCTTCTTTGACAAGGACGCTAGACTCTCCTTTATCAAGCAATACTTTCCTCAGTATCTAGAGGACTATAACAGTATTCTTCCTGGCGCCTACAAGGCAGACTTGTTCCGCTACCTCGCTCTCTATCAGCTCGGAGGTGTCTACATTGACTGTAAATCCTGTGGGGTCGAGCCGTTGAGCGAGTTCATCTCGCCAACGGATCAGGTCGTCCTGGTTAGGGACCTCAACGATGACTATATCTACAATGGTTTGATTGCTTCGATTCCTGGATCGATCGTCATGAAAACTTTTATTGATACTTATGTCCAAAACATTCGGAAAAAGTATTACGGCAAGAACGTCTTTGACAT